TTAGGCATGATGACAGATACTACTGGAATGGTGAACTAGATAATCCTAAAGCATTAGAAGATGTAGATGCGGTAGATGAAGATGGCAACCCAGTATGGGAACAAGAGCTAGATAATTCTGACCCAGAGAATCCAGTCATGGTAGACACCGATGTTCAGGTAGTTACTCATGGTCTGAAGCACACAATGATAAACCAAGTTAAACATACAGCAGGTACGATGCTAGCACAGACAGACTGGTATGTAACGCGTAAAGCAGAAAGAGAGGTAGCAATACCAGCAGATGTAGTAGCAGAACGTTCTCATGTAGTAGCAGAATCAGAAAGACTAGAGGTAGCCATAGCAGCTTGTGCAGACGTAGAAGCTCTTATAGAAGTGATGAACAACCAGAACTGGGGTGAATAATGGCTGTAACTATTAATGGCGATACAGGGGTTGACAAGGTCCAAGACTCAGCTATATATGATGATGCTACAACCTCTACAGGATTCTTTGCTTTACCGTCTGGCACAACTGCACAAAGACCAGGTTCTCCAGCTAATGGATACACAAGATACAATACAGATACAGGTCAAATAGAGGCATATAACACTATAGGTGGATGGAAGATTGCTGGAATATCAGGTAATACTTATGACATAGATTATCTTGTTATTGCAGGTGGAGGCGGTGGTGGTTTTGATTATGGTGCAGGTGGTGGTGCTGGAGGTTATAGAACATCTACTCAATTAACTGAGAGAGGAACAGTAATTACAGTAACAGTTGGAGATGGTGGTGCTGGGAGTACAACTGTAGGAGTTGCTGCATCAAATGGTTCAGATTCTTCAGTTTCAGGTACATCATTAACGACAATAACTGCTGCTGGTGGAGGCGGTGGTGGCTCTCCTATAACCGCTGGAGTAGATGGGGGTTCAGGAGGAGGAGGTTCTAGGGCTGCTGGTGGAGCTGGTAACACTCCAAGCACATCCCCATCTCAAGGAAATAATGGTGGTGCTGGTTTTAATGGAGCACCTAACTATACAGCTGGTGGTGGAGGTGGTGCAGGTGCAGTTGGTGGAAACTCAACAAGCACTGTTGCTGGAAGTGGCGGAAATGGTTTAGCTTCTTCAATAACAGGCTCTTCAGTTACTAGAGCAGGTGGGGGAGGAGGTTGTGCATATAACGGAGGAACTGCTGGAACTGGAGGAAGTGGCGGAGGAGGAAATGGTAGCGATTCTGGTGCAAATAATGGACAAGCAGGAACAGTTAATACTGGAGGAGGGGGAGGAGCAGGTGGATTTAATTCTTTTCCTGGAAAAGCTGGTGGAAAAGGAGTTGTTATATTAAGTATGCCTGACGAAACTTATTCAGGAACTACAACAGGCTCTCCAACAGTTGCTACTGGAGTTTCAGGAAGAACCGTTTTAACATTTACAGGCACGGGGAGTTACACATCATAATGGCTACTTTTGCAAAATTAGGTTTAAATAATAAAGTAATAGAAGTTCTTTCGGTTCATAATAATGAACTATTAGATTCTAACGGAGTAGAGCAAGAGGTTAATGGAATTGATTTCTTAACTAAACTTACTGGCTACCCTGTATGGAAACAAACATCTTACAATAATAACATAAGAAAAAATCATGCAGGTATTGGATATACTTATGATGAAGATAGAGATGCTTTTATAGCACCTAAACCTTATCCATCATGGATACTAAACGAAACAACATGTACATGGGATGCTCCAGTAGCTTACCCAGATGATGACAAGATTTATGAATGGGATGAAGCTACAACTAATTGGGTAGAAGTAACTAATTAATGTTTGGCTTTCAATCATTTTCGGAAGCTCCTTATAGTACCGTAGGTGGAGCAGCTGCCAAGCTAGGCTCTGCATCTATCACAGGTGTAGGCACAGTTGTAGCTAATGCGTTACGAGTTAGAACATCTGCTGGCTCTATATCTGCTACTGCTACAGTAACGGCTGATGGACTAAAAATAACATTTGGTTCAGGTAGCATTACAAGCACAGCGTTATTAACTGCATTAGGTGGGGTAGTTAACAATGCTAGTGGTGCTATTACAGGTCAAGCTACAGTCACATCTAACGCTATTTACATAGCATTTGGTAGTGGTGATATAAGTGGTGCTGCAACGCTCACAGTGGCTCTTTCAGGCTCTATTATCTATGCTGATGCAAGTATATCAGGAGAGGCTACATTAACGGCTGAAGGGCTTAGAATACGTCTTAACGATGCTAGCATAGCTGGTACTGCAAGCGTATTTGCTTTAGGTGGATTTACTGCAACAGGTAGTGCAAGTGTAGAAGGGGTAGCAACGTTAGGTGTCTTAGGAGGGGTAATTAAGTCTTTTGATGCTTCTATAAATAGTGTAGGAACAGTAACAGCACTAGGCACAATACTAGGTGAAGAATGGACTGATGTAATATATGACGTAGAGGCATGGACTACTACCGCTCCTGGAAGTAGTGTTTGGACAGATTCAACAGTAGGTGATAACGATTGGAAATTAAAGGGATAACACATGGCAAAAACTAAAGTATCAGAATGGGATTCAAATGCTTCTGGCAATACCGATATTAACGGTATCAACATAAATGAAGGGTGTCCACCTTCTACCATAAACAATGCTATTCGTGAAACAATGGCACAGGTTAAAGATTTAGTAGATGGTTCTAGTGGTGATAGTTTAACTAACTCTGGAACATTAACCTCATCAGGTACATTAGCAGTTACTGGTAACTTTACTGTTGACGGTAGCTCTGGTACATCTGGTCAATTTTTAACATCCGTAGGTAGTGGAGCAACTCCAACATGGACTACACTAACAGCATTTGTATCTGGCATGATTATGTTGTGGTCAGGTAGTGAGGCATCTATTCCTTCAGGATGGGTACTGTGTGACGGTACAAATAGCACGCCAAACCTACAAGATAGGTTTGTTGTTGGAGCTGGAAATAATTATGCTGTTGGAGCTACAGGTGGTAGTGAAAATGCTGTAGCGGTAGACCATACGCATACAGCTACTGTAACAGACCCAGGACACAGGCATGGATATTCTTATACTAACAATCTTGGCTATTCTGGAGGTGGAGGAAATCCCAATACATATCCGAACAACATCCTTCAAACTACTTTTAGCACAAATAATGCAACTACAGGAATTTCAGTTACAGTAAACCCATTAACTGGTGAAGATGGTGCTAATAAAAACTTACCTCCTTACTATGCACTTTGTTACATTATGAAGACTTAATATGTCAAATCAAAGAATCCAATTTACCGAATGGTTGCCAGACCAACCTGCTAATGCTGGCTCACTAAATGATGCTAAAAACGTATTCCCTGTAGGTATAGGATACGGAGCATTTCTTAGTGCAGAAGATTACTCTAACGCTGCTAGTGAACCGCTAAACGCTATCTTTGTTGCTAAGTATGGTGACAACGTACAAGTATTTGCTGGTGGAGCAACTAAGTTATTTTTAATGGATAACACCACACTTAACTTAACGGATGTATCTAAAGCTGGTGGGTACGGTGGTAACAGCACATGGAAGTTTGAACAGTTTGGGCAAGTAGTATTAGCCTCTAACAACTCTGAGATAATACAAGCATGGACTGTTGGAGTATCTACACAATTTGCTGATGTATCTGCAACTGCTCCCATAGCAAAAGATATTGCCACTGTTAGGGATTTTGTATTTGCAGGTAATATTGCAGGTGGTACAGATGCTAATAAAGTGCAGTGGTCTGACATTAATGATGAAACTGATTGGGTATCTGGCTCTACAAGTCAAAGTGATTACCAAATTATTCCTGATGGCGGTAACATACAGGCTGTTACAGGTGGTGAGTTTGGTGTTATATTTTTAGAAAAAACACTAGTACGTGCATCTTATGTTGGCTCTCCATTGTTCTTCCAGTTTGATACCATTTCTAGTGGATTAGGTTGCTTAGAAGGTAACTCGGTAGCACAGTACGGAGCATTAAGTTTCTTTTTATCTGATGATGGTTGGTATAGCACTGACGGTCAAACAGTTAATGGGATTGGAACAGAAAAAGTAGATAGATGGTTTTTTGACAATGCTGATTTAACACAAATTGGCACAATTAGTTCTGCTGTTGACCCAGTTAAAAACTTGGTTGTATGGAACTATGCTAATACGCAAGGTACTAGAAGTATCCTTATTTATAACTGGCAATTACAAAAATGGTCAAGAGCTGAAACCGTATCCGATGTAGTGGGGACAATAGCTACTACAGGAACAACATTAGAAGGTATTAATAGAGAATCTGATGTCATAGCTACAGCAACTATTGCTGGAAAATCTTATACTATTGTCAGTCTTAATGATGGTATCGGTGGTGCAACAACTGACTTTACTGCTATTGGAGCATCAGCAAATACGGTAGGATTAACCTTTACTGCAACAGGTGCAGGAGCTGGTACAGGTACAGCTACCGATATGGCAGAAGCATTAGCACAAAGCACTACACTAGATACATTAGTTGCCTCATTAGACTCACGGCTATTTATTGGTGGTAAGTTCTTATTCGCAGGTGCTAAGGTAGATAGAGTTGCAGTATTTACAGGCACAGCTATTACTCCAACATTAGTAACCACAGATGTAGAGGTAGGCTATAACTCTGTAGCAACCCTAGCAAGACCACAGATAGACAATGGTAGTGCTAGTGTAGCCGTAGCAAGCCGTAGAGAGCTTGATGACACGATTGAGTTTAGTGCTTATGTACCTGCAACTTCTGAAGGCAGATGTAGCTTACGCAGTGCTGGTAGGTATCACCGATTCTCTGTACAGCCTACAGGAAACTGGACAACTGCTATGGCAATAGACGTAGAACTGAAACCACAGGGTAACCGTTAATGACTAGAATGTATCGTAAGTTACCATTTCAAGGTGGTGACCCACGTCTAGTATCAGAAGTGGTGAACAACTTGGTAGAAGGCAAGTCTAACAATACAGGGGAGATTACGCTTAACTCAGGTGGTGCTACTACTACAACACTGTTTAATGAACGTATAGGCTTTGAGTCTATTATACTTCTTGCACC